TCTTTCCGCAGACGCTGCAGAATCTGTAGTCAACAGTGGTTGGATATTCAAAGAGAATGCTCCTGTTGATGTGAAACACTTGTTCCAGACAGGACAAGGTCGCATTATTCCTATCAAGGAAGAAGCGGCTATGACCGATATTGTTCAGATATCACCTCCGAACATTCCGCAGTATTTCTTCCAACTGCAAGACACCTTCTCCAAAGAAATGAACCTTGTGTCTGGTGTTAATGAAGAACTTATGGGTTCAGCAATCGACGATAAAGCGGGCATCCTAAGCGCATTGCGTCAAGGTGCTGGTCTTACAACGCTGCAACCAATCTTCGATCGCCTTGATTATTCACAGAACCTTCTTGGTGAAGTCGTGATGAAGGTCATGCAGAATAACTATACCCCGGGCAAGATTAAGAATCTTCTTGAAGGTGAAGAGCCTGCTCCCTTGTTCTACAATAAAGCATTTGGTAAGTATCACTGTATGGTAGAGCTTGGATTCAACACCGAGTCTCAAAAGCAGATGCAGTTTGCTCAGCTTATGCAGCTCAAAGAGATGGGCGTTCCGATCCCTGATGCTTCACTGGTTGATGCAGCTACTATACAGAACAAAGATAAGATTATTCAGCAGATCCAACAGCAACAGCAGATGGCTCAACAGGCTCAGATGATTCAGATGCAGGCTGCCGTTAAGGAGCAGGAAGCTCGTATCAACTTGGCTGAAGCTCGCACTATTGCAGACCGTGGTCTTGGTGCAGAGCGTTATAGCCGTATTGAAGAGAATCAGGCTCTTGCAGAAGAACGTAAAGCGGCAGCGGTTAAGGATGACCAGATGGCATTGCTTAACTTTGCTAAGGCAATTAAAGAGATACAAAGTATAGACATCGATCAGCTTCACAAGATAATTGGATTGCACCGTATGATGGAAGCAGGAGAAGCAGAAAAGAATCCTCGGTCCAATCAGAAAGGTTCTGAATTGGTTAGATAGAGGTGTACCCTTGCGTGTAACAGCGCATTTTCTAACAAAAGGAGCCACAATGGCTAAAAGATACCACGATGGTCAAGCGATGAAGCGTCGCCTTGATAACAGTGATCCAGTTCCTAACACCGTAAGCGGCTTGGAAAAACGTGAGGCATACTCTGGCTATAAAGAAAGCCGACGTATGATGGCACGTGATGGCGGCATGATCAAAGAAGATATGTCAGCTCCTGCATTGCTTCCTCGTAAAGTTATAGATGAGTACTGGCCAAGAGCTAATAACTACCATATGGGTTATGTAGACGACTTATTCTATGGCGCACAAAAACAGATGCACGAAGATTATGACGATCTTGGACGTGAAATGGGGCCTAAGAAGTACTAAGGAGACATGTATGCCAGGTCAAGTACGCCCGAATAAAAAGGCTATGAAGATCGCATACCTTATCCTCAAGACTCCTAAGGACAAGCAACAGGACAATCAGAAGCGACCGTCCCCTCAGAAGATAAAGGAATGGTTCCGCGATTCTTCAGCAGCTCAGTAATAGACGGGAGAGTGTAACAGCTCTCCCTTTTTTAGGATTAATCATGGCTAAGAAAAAAGTTGTCGTTGCCAAAGGGGTAGAGATATCTCGTGGCAAAGAAGAAGAGATGCGCAAAAAGAAGGGCTCATCGAACACAGGCAAGTACAAGGATGTAAGCCCGAAGGACTTTGCAGGTGGTAGGGGTGGTTCATCTAAGTATTCGTTTCCTATTAATACCATGGCGCGCGCTAAGAACGCGCTTGCTCGCGCTCATTACGCGCCCAATCCGTCAGGTATAAAAGCGGCAGTATACAAGAAGTATCCTGGCCTGAAGAAGAGAAAAATGCAGCGTGATCACGCTATTATTGTGTAAGGAGTTATAATGCTAGCAAAATTACTATTCCTATCGTTCTGGGCACTGTCATTGTACGCACAGGACTTTGCAGAGTTCGAGCATATCAAATGTTCAGTGCGTCCGTGTGAGCGTGCATCTAAGGGGAAAAGGCCTGGTCGCCATCTTTTAGCAGCGCTTGAGATGGATGCCACTACCTCAACTGAAAGCTGGTGCGGCTATGTTGTGGGCTTGAATCTGCGCAGCCCCGTTAACTACAGCGTCACCAAAGTGTCAGGTTCTTGGATTGTTCCTAACGTAGCAAGCTCAGCATCGCCAAGCACAAACTGTTCAATCTGGGTTGGAATTGATGGGTATGGTGGGCCTACCGTGGAGCAGCTTGGAACCGAACATGACTTTCGTGATGGCAAACAAAGCCATTACGCATGGTATGAGATGTTCCCAGCTCCAAGCAATATGATTGTAGGGTTTCCCGTAGAGCCGGGAGATCAGATAAGCGCATCAGTTATCTACATTCCTCTCAACACATTCTTGCCGGTGAATGCAGATCTGTTTGTGATGCAGATCTTTAACATAACCAAGCGCGTGTATACCATTATCCCTCAAGTTACGACATCGTTAATGCAACGCATGTGTGCTGAGTGGGTAGTAGAAGCTCCTTGGCTAAATGTGACACTACCATTATCAAATTTTGGTATAGCTCGCTTATTTAATTGCACGGCAGTCATTAATGGAGTCGAGTCGGGAATAAATAATCCTGCATGGCAATATGACAGCATCAACATGGTTAATCCAGCTGGTGTAATCAAGGCTGCTCCTTCCGCATTATCGTCTGATGGTAAATCGTTCTCTGTATCTTGGAAGAATAATTAAGGATTGTCATGAAGAAAATGAAGATGGAGCGTAAGAAGCATGTTAAGAAGGTCCATAAAGCGAAGGCTGTTCCTCGCAAGAAGAAGCCTGCTGCGGGTCGTGCTAAGGTTGAAAAGGTTATGCATGAGTTTAAGGCCGGGGAGTTGCACAGCGGTTCCAAAAAAGGACCACGTGTCAGTAACCGTAAACAAGCGATTGCGATAGCCCTTAGTGAAGCGCGCAGATCTAAGCGCAAGAATAAATAATCTCAGGGTTCACCCCCTGGCAGGGAGCGAGCCCGCCAGAGGCGAAAGAAAAGGAGTCATGTGTAAGGGAGTCAATCTCATCACACTACGCAAAACTTTCGTGAACAGTCATACTATAGCGTCTTTACCCATTCAGAGCTAGTATTCGTTACTCTATTCTATAAGAAATATCTCACTAGGAAGATAGTAGTTGACAACGTTTTTTTATTCCTTAAAGTAGATTATGGAGGTTTGAGCGAGAAACGTCCAGCGGAGTTCAATGTACTATTCTAGACACGTACCACGTCTATTAGACTCTCTATGCTCATACTCCAAGTAAGTATTGTATAAACCACATGCCTAAGGAAACTCTATGAACAAGAGTCTTATTCTTGCTGCCCTTTTAGCGCCTTCCTTCTGCCTCGCACAGACCAAGGAAGAAAGGAAGCAACAGATCACTGCAGATATGACTGCCCTTCTATTGAAGATGGTAGCCGCGGATCACCTCATGATAATCAACCTCTGGAGAGAATATCTCACCGTAGACAAAGACGGGACTGAGAAGATTCGTGAAGAGGCTCTTGTAGATTATGAAGAAGCAGAAAAACTTTTTGACCAACTGAAGGCATTAGAATCACATGAATAAGTATCCATTATATTTCTTAGCTATCGCTTGCGTAGTGCCTGTAGTAGCTAGCGAAAAGGACGAGAAGGCTGTTAAGTTATTGAAGGGTAATTGGGGAGCAATAACCGCTAACCAGTATAAGCAGACCGCAGAAAACGTGAATGAAGCGGTAAAAACTGCGGCGGTAGCAGTAAGTCCTGAGATGGCTCACGCATCAGCGAAGGCTTTTACATCAGGAGGTCTTGAAGGTCTAAGCGACAAAGAGATCAGAGAGAAGGGAAAAGCCCTGGGGGAAGGCATTGTTACTGGTGTTATAGGAGCTACTGGAGTTGCTTTACAAGCAGGAGGAGCTGCGGCAAAAGCTAAAGCGGCTGCTGCAATGACTGCGCTATCTGGTGGAGCAGTAGTAGCTGCGCCTATCGTACTACCATTCACATTCGCTGGTGGAGTCTTTGCCTACTGTATGTCAGTAGAGCGTCAGAAAGAGTACGGGCATTGCTTAAGAACTCACTTTGATAGCCCTTCAGTTAACGAAGAGAAGATGCCTCGTCGCTGTGAGTCACCAGAGCGAAGAGCTTTCTGGTGGAGTCAGAAATGGGCTGGACAGCAAAAGCGTATATTCAAAATCCTCAAGGAAGAAGGAAGGAGACCAAGAGCAGCCGCACCGGGAAGACCATACTGGTCTAACGACGGACCGAACGTCATGGGAGAAGGCGACCTAAATAACGGTAAGTAATAAGAAGCGAATAAGTAAGTATTGTATTTTAACCACAACGAAAGAACTATATGACTTCAGTTATATCTAGACTATCGATCACAGCAGTCTGTTTATCTACGTTACTTAATGCTTCTGATAAACCGTTAAAGGTTGCAGCAGCGAATCTTTATGCCTCACGTAATCACACCGTGTTGCATGATAAGAATGGGTTTAGTGTTGATGGTCAGCGAGTAAGTAACGCTGATCTTAGTAAAGATTTACGTGGTATCTCTGGTAAGGCTTTAAGTTCTCTGTTCAAACGTAACGGAGCGCTTCAGGTATCTCGCGTCGGAAGTGATTTCCGTATTGAGAGCAGAGAACGCCTTAAGGGTGGCGGACCTATCTCAGGTGCTATTGCTTACTGGCTTACCAAAACGGTTTGTTATGGCGGTATGGTTGCCGGAATGACAGCCGGAACAACAGCTGCAGTAGCGTTAGCAGGCCCGGTAGCAGCTCCAGTTGCTGCAGGTTTGCATGTTGCTTCTGTAATGGCTCCAGCAGCGGTGGCAGGAACCACAGTCGGCGCAGTTGGCGCAGCAATTGGTACAAGTGCGGTTCTGACAGAAGCTGCAGTTGTAGCTGGAAGCCAGCTTGTTGTTGCAACAGGTAGCGTTGGTGGTGCAATAGCTGCAGTGGAATCTGCATCAACAGTAGTTGGTGGATTCTTCACAGCTCTTCCATTCCTTCCTTAATAGGTATATAAACTCTGGTAGGGGCTCTTCCTCTACCAGAGTTCCACTGTACCCACACATTTGGGTAATAAAAGAGGTATTAATGTTCTTAAATTTCACATGGAAAACCTACGTCGCTCTTGCGATAAACATCACCGTATTCACACTTATCGAGCTCTATCTGCTCAATCCTATGCAGCCTCATTGGATAACGGTGCTTATTTTCAGGACGGTTTTGGCTATATGGTCGGGTTACTGTACTAGAAAGACATTGAAGGTTTCTTAAAGGGTCTTGGTGATTCGAGACACTGCTTACATGAAAAGGGCCGGGCGCAATCCCGGCTCTTTTCGTTGATAGTATAGTTGTTCCGTGCTATATATGCTATCAAATGACATAAGGAGTAGTAGTGGTGAGCAAAGAAAAAAAGTTTGCTGGCCAGGTCATACGGGAGCATGACGCTAAGGGCTTTGATCTTGAAGACGATATCATAGAATATCGCAAGGCCATGGAGCCTGAGATCATGTCTCGCTTGTACGACACTGTAGCCAAAGCAAGAATGACAGACGGATATTCCGAAAAAGATTTCTATGTTGTCCTTCTGACAACGGCAGAGAGAGTACTGAGGCAACCAAAATTAACATACTTGGCACGAAAATCGTGTCCAACTCCTGTCTTTAAGCAATCTGTTTGGAAATATAAGAACTGCTCAGGTCAATTAGAATTTCTCTGGTCCATACCAGATTCGATCCTCTATTATCACATCTTGCAAGACCCCGTTAAGTACCTCAAGGACAAGGAGACTGCTGATATAGCACGTTTTGTCATCTTGATGGAAGATGGAGCTCTTCTTGATTGGGTGAAGCAAGAGAACGGAGAGAAGGTAGATGCAGTTATTAAGATTACCAATGAGGAGGGAGTATGTTTGAAGAACTAGATCCGGCTGCTGAGCACACTTTTCCAGCAGCGGAAGCTAAACCCGTAGAGAATAACCCGCAACCATCAGCGCAAGACTCCCAAAAAGAAGCCAATATGCGCATCTTGCGTGAACGAGCAGAGCAAGCGGAGCGAAGAGCGCAAGAGCTGGAGCGTATGATTCAGATGAACATGAATCAGCAGCAGACAACTAAGATGCAGATAGCTGAACCTGATGAAGATGATATGGATATTAGTGATGATACCTATGTTGAGGGAAAGCATCTCAAGAAATATATTAAGCACCTCAAGAATGAGGTTAAGAACACCAAGAAGCAGTTCGAAGAGTACAACCAGCAGAATGCCTTGGCCCAAGCTGACATGCGCTTAAAGTCCCAATTCCCTGACTTTGAGTCTGTTGTAAGCGCTGAGAACCTTGAGAAGCTCAAGCAACAAAAGCCTGCTCTTTATAGGACTATCTATGCCAATAATGATATCTATGATCGTGGTTATTCCGCGTATGAGATGATCAAAGGGGCTGGTTTTGCTGGTGAGCAGTATGATGCCATTGATAAAAAAGTTGAAGAGAACAGAGCTAAGCCTCGTGCTGCGGCAAATGCTTCTCCACAAACAGGAGAGACTCCATTGGCTCGTGTTGGAGACTATGACAGACGTATTCTAAGCGAAGAACGCATGGAGCAGTTGCGTCGACAAGTTGCACAAGCCAAGATGTATAAGTAATATAGTCGTGTGGCAGTTACAAATTCCACAACTTCTGGGGTCTAAGTAGTTCAAGCTGCTTAGGCCTCTTGCATTTCTGGCAAAACTTTTTCTATACTAGGTGCCAGCGTAACGTAATCTCGCTAATTACAGACGTACTTGGATTCGTCACCCATTCTTATTTCTTATCGGCGTAAGGGTCTCGCCAACCAGGACGTACGCGAGTTTCGTCCGACTCAGAAACAACAATATTAATCTATGTACGTTTGTACTCTCTCTAGGAGTGTGTGTATGATTACTACACCTACAACGCTTCCTGCACCGGTACAGCAAACATTTGATGACGTGCTATTGTCGGTGAGAACCCCGAACCTGATCATGAAATTAGGTGCACTATCTAAACGTTTGCCAGCTAAAGGTGGAAGAACGTTACGTATGGCGCGCTACGATAGATTGCCAACTGCTCCAGTTCCTCTTGGACCCAGCGGCGCAACTCCTCCAGCGACTCCATTAAACCGTGTGGACATCGATGCTACTATGTCATTCTATGGCTTATATGTAGCTATCAACCAACAAGTAACTTTACAGAACCAAGACCCTGTACTTAATGAAACAGCTGAATTACTCGGCTTATCTTTACGTATGACAGAAGACCAATTGACCCGCGATATGTTGGCGTCAACTGCTTCTATCTACAACTGTACCGGTGGAACGAATGGTGACTTGCCAACCGATCTTTCTCTTGCAGATATTGACGACGTGACTTCAACATTGTTAACAAACGATGCGTGGATGATCCTTGACACTATCGGTGGAGAAGACAAGTTCGGAACAGGTCCAGTTCGTGATGCTTACTTAGCATTAGGTCACACAAGATTGTCAAAAGACTTGAACAACCTTAACGGCTTCATTTCTAAATGGAACTATCCTAATGACAATCGTGTGTTGAGATCAGAATGGGGTAACGTGAACAACGTTCGCTTCATGCTCTCTTCAGTTGCGAGCGTATCTCCAAATGCATCTGCATTGGGCAACGACGTGTATAACGTATTTGTTCAAGGTATGGAAGCTTTGGCTTGCGTAGAGCAAGATAACTACTCGGCTCGCTTCTTATATAGACCGCCAGTGTTCTCGGATCCATTATTCCAGAACGTAACTATAGGCTACGTTTTCGCAGAAGTGCCTAAACCTTCTGGGCACTATAAATCTTCTCTGATTGACTTGGAAGCCGTAGCGTAAGAGCCGGCGACAGGGCGGAAGGCGGAAGCCACCGTGAGAGACTAAGTGAGAAGACCTCGAAAGAGGATGCGATAGTCCGAACAGCTGAGGAAACCAGCTGAGAAGAATCCGAAGCGGTTCTTCCCCCGAAAGGGAGTAACAAAATTGAGAATCTTGAACGATCTTTGGATCACCAACATGCGTTGTACGCTACGATAGGAGAATACGATGTCTGTTGTTTTTTCAGGAACTAATCAAGGTCGTTTCACATCTACAGGATCTGCAGTAACCATACAGCTTCGGTCTGACTTAGACTGGATGTGGGTTATAAACCAAACCGTATCTTATGCGGCTGGTGCAGGCACAGGTGCAGAATTCTACTGGCAACGTGGGTATGCCCAAGGCCGTGGAGACATCTACACCAAAACTGCCGTGACTAACGCCTTAGCGAAAGCTCAAATTGCAGCTAACGCAGGATTCTTTTTAGTAGATTCCTCTGTTAACTTGCCTGGTCCTTCAGTTGCATTGACTGGTATAACCGCAGGAAACCCTCCTGTAGTGAACACTGGTAGCACAGCTGGACTCAATAGTGGGGACATTGTACGTATCTTCTCTACCGTTGGAGCACTCCAATTGGCTGGATTAGACTTTACTATTGATACCATCGTAGCGAACACAAGCTTCGAGCTTGCCTACATGGCTCAAATAGCTAACGCTAACCCAGGAGCTGGTACTTACCGTCGTATCCCTTACAACCCTTACTTCTATCCATGGAACCGTTACATAACCAAGATCTCACAAGCTGCACAAGCTATTGTGACCTTGTCTGTAACTCACGGATATACCGTAGGGCAAGTAGTTAGATTCATCGTTCCTACTGTTAGTGCTGCGGCATACGGTATGACTGAACTTAACGGGCTTCAAGGTACCATCGTTGCAGTCGGCCAAGCTGACGCAGACGGTGTGACCAACACTATAACTGTTGATATAGACACAAGTGGATTCACAGCATTTGCTTTCCCTCTTACAACTGACCCAGGATTTACTCCTGCACAAGTTGTACCTATTGGTGAAAACACTGCTGAAGCGCTTCTTCTTGGGGCTAATATCCTCGGTGATGCTACCGTAAACCAAGCTTACATTGGTATTCAACTTATGGCAGGAACAGCGTCTCCTGCTGGGGTGAATGGCAACGTAATCTACTGGGTTGCTGGTAAGTCATTCAGTGTTGATAATCAGTAAATAAACTGGAGGGGAAGGACTTCGTCATGGGCGTCCTTCTCCTCTTGGTAATGAAAGGAAAAAGAGTATGAACAAACCAGAAGTAAGATCAGCCGCTAAGTCTGCAGCGCCACAATCTGAAGGTACACGTAAGGTTACAAGAGAAGACTTGGTTAAGCAGATCAAGAAGATGCGCGATCGTGATGCCGAACTCGTAACCGGTGTCTTTAAGAACTTAGAGAACCCTGCAAGCTCTGGTGGCAGAGGATCATTGGTATTTAGCTACAAGATGTATCACGGAGACGAAAACGTTATCTATGAACTTCTTGATGGAGAGCGGTACAAGTTGCCTCGTGGCGTAGCTCGTCACTTGAACAACAACTGCTTCTACAGAGAATACCAGCATCTTCCAGGAGAGTTTGGTCAACAGGGTATTCGTGGTGGCGTAAGTCCTGATGGAAGACTGCAAACCAATAGTTTCCAGCAATCAAGAAAAGTGCACCGTTATGCATTCCACTCTTTGGATTACATGGATGACGATGTGGATATGTATCCGTCTAATCTTGTAGAAGTTACTGTATCTCCTTAAGGGTGAGCCATGACCATAACCACACAAAATTACTATGCGGTTCAGTTTCCAACCTTCCAGCGTGCTATGCGTAACGTGTTATCTATAACACAAGCTGAGAATGCCTTGGTGACGACGACATTTGATGGGACAACACCAGGGGATCATCAGTACCAGACCGGGTTGATTGTTCGTCTCTATGTACCGGATGGGTTTGGTATGGTGCAGGCAAACGGGCTATCAGGACCTATTACGGTGATCAATGATACACAGTTTACGATACCAATTGATACGACTAATTTTGATGCTTTTGTCATTCCCGCATATCAACCTGGTGCTTTCGGTACTCCTGCACAAGTTGTACCAGTTGGTGAAGTAAATGACATCTTGACTGAGGCAACACAAAACGTTTTGCCCTACCCGTGATAAGTGTTAGAGTTGTGAAAAATAAAGAGATGGGAGTGTGAGTAATGGCAAATTCTACCCTGCAAGCGATCCGTACAAAGACGCGTAGGATAACAAGAAGTCCGTCCTTGTCGCAGCTGTCTAATAACCAGCTTGATGAGTATATCAATACGTTTATATTGTACGATTTCCCTGAGCATCTACGGTTGTTCTCGTTAAGAACCGTGCTCACGTTCTATACGCAACCAGGCGTAGACGTTTACGATACCAACACCTCCGTAACCACTGATCCGTTATACAACTTTAAGAATAGATACGTGGCAGTACATCCTCCGGTATACATGGCTGGAATCCAGTCATTCTATACACAATGGAGAGATGTATTTTATGGGTATTGGCCTCAAACAAACACTATATCTGACACGCTTTTACGCGGAGATGGAACTACCGGGCCGTTTTCGGGCCGAGTTTCGGCTCCATCAACGGGACTGCCGTTCATCTTGCAAAGAAGCGTTAATTTTAACTGCTTGAACACTGATGGAACATCCATGATTATGGTTGATGTGCCTATCACTAATCAGATAGGTAACTTAACGCAAGCCGATGTTCCATTAGTGCCTCCGTTTGACACAACGGTTGACCCGAACAACTTTATAAATTACGTGACGGGGGAATATACCATCACCTTCCCACAACTAACTGAGACTGCTTCTCCTATCTGGTTTGAAGGAATTCTCTACCAGCCAGGAAAGCCGTTGGGAATGCTGTACTATGATGAGAAATTCACTATCCGTCCCGTACCAGATAAGACGTATGCTATCCAGATTGAAGCAGATGTTCGCCCTACCGAGCTTATTAACTCAACCGATGTCCCTCAGTTAGAGCAATGGTGGCAGTATATCGCTTATGGTGCAGCTAAAAAGATATTTGAAGATCGTATGGATCTGGACTCAGTTCAGCTCATTATGCCAGAGTTCAAACAACAAGAGCGCTTAGTTCTTCGGACTACACTTTCTCAGCAGGCTAACGAGCGTACGGTCACGATCTACACCCAAGGTAAAAATTATGGATTCGGATGGTTTGGTCCTGGTGGCTGGCCTTATTAAGGAGATAATATGGCATTGAATAATGTTCCCCTTTCTGGTCAGACCTTGAACGTAACTCGGGTACCAATCAACCAGAACTTTTCAACCATCAACGCTGCTTTCTTAGTGGATCACGTTGAATATAATACAACCGGTCAAGGTAAGCATAATAAGGTAACCTTCCCAGTTCAGACGTCGCAACCAGCATTCGCTGCAGGAGAAGAGGGGCTTTATAATTATCCTCTTGCTGGTGTTAACGAGCTCTATATAAATAAACAAGCGTTTGCCGGCGTGCAGCAGATCCCTATGACTGCTTCATTGTTGAGTAGCCAAAGTCCAACACTCGGAAACGGGGGTTGGACCTACCTTCCTTCCGGGTACTACCAAACATTTGGGTCAGGCACAGGATCAGGGAATGTGTTAGTAACCTTGACCTACCCGCCTCCGACTCAGCTTTCTACGGTCATATTGACGCCATTTACTGCAACTACCAGCTTCTCCAATGTTCAAGTAAGGCTTATTAGTATCGTAAGCAGAACTCAGTTCAGATGCTTTGTGTCGGTTAATGGAGCGGCTGGGTCAGCAGGATTCCAATTCTTGGCGATAGGGTACTAACATGGCAGATCGTTTTTTTATAGCCCCGTATGATACAGACTCAGGATTGCAGACCAACGTAAAGCCGTGGCTTATTCCTGATGAGGCATTCTCAGAACTCAATAATGCCTATGTCTTTCGTGGACGTGTAAGAAAACGATTTGGGTCTCGTTGGCTTGGTGATACTTCTTTAGTCTCAAGACTCAGGTTCCAGGTAGGTATGATCGCTGGCGGCAATCTTTCAGGCAACGTGCGAACGATCGCTGTAGATGCTGGCATGCCAACAGGAATCGGTCAAGCGTTTAGCGCTGGAGATGTAGTATTTACGGTCTACAACCCAGCTCCCGGCCCTCAACAGATGCTTCGCACCGATAACAAAGTTGATGCTGCAACTTATAACTTAACAACTTCAGACTTTAATATAACCAATGTAGGACCTGGGGTTCCTGATGGCACGATTGTATACTTCTATCCCAACTTGCCGGTTATGGGATTACAGACGTATGAGCAGAATACTGTTAATGATGAGTTTGTTGTTGCATTCGATACCCGTTATGCCTACCAGTATTCTGGTGGTTGGGAGAGATTATCAACTGAGACGACTCCTGGTGCAGCCGTATGGACTGGTGACAACTCTCAGTTTTTTTGGACCACGACCTGGACTGGAGCCAATGCATCTGACAAGGTTCTCTACGTCACTAACTTCAATGAAAACGAGCCCAACTTTATGCGGCTTTATTTTGGAGGTTGGGATAACTTTCGGCCGCAAATAGATGCCACTCCTAACTACTTAAACTCAGCCAGAATCTTAGTTCCCTTTAAGAATAGACTTGTGGCATTCAATACCTGGGAGGGGCCAGCTGCTCCGCTACCAGGAACAAATTACCCTAATAGAGCACGCTACTCAGCTGTCGGAGATCCAACCGCTTCTAATGCCTGGAGGCAAGATATCGCAGGGCAAGGTAATGCTATCGATGCTCCAACCACGGAAGCGGTGGTCACTGTTGAGTTCGTAAAAGATCGTCTTGTGGTATTCTTCGAGCGGTCAACATGGGAGTTTGTGTATACTGGTAACCAAGCGTATCCCTTTAACTGGCAGCAGATAAATACTGAGCTTGGTGCAGAGTCTACCTTCTCCATTGTTCCTTTCGATAAGGTCTGCATAGGAGTAGGAAACGTCGGTATCCATGCCTGTAACGGGGCAAACGTAGAGCGTATTGATGATAAGATACCTGACACCGTGTTTGATATTCACAATATCGATTCTGGAGTCGAACGCGTCTATGGTATCCGTGACTTCTATGTCGAGATGGTCTATTGGACCTTCCCCGATACCGATGCAAGTGCCGACTTCCCGTATCCTCGTCGTGTTCTTGTATACAACTATAAGACGGGAACATGGGCATTCAATGATGATTCTATTACCGCTTTTGGATATTTCCAGCCAATAGCAGGAGTTACCTGGGATTCAACGACAGTCAGTTGGGATGATACGGTTCCATGGGATAGTGGTTCTGTACAGGCTAAGTTCAGACAGGTTATTGCAGGAAACCAAGAGGGCTACACCTTTATCTGTGATGCTGATGAAACGACCAATGCCGCTGTATTACAAATTACCAATGCTACGCAATCAGTTGCACCTTTATACACCACTACTTTGACGATTATCCAGAACAACTTACGCGAAGAAGATTACATCTATATCCAAGGCGCAGTCTGGGATGATGCTTCTGATGTCCTAAATGGAAGAATTTACCAAGTGGTGAGCCAATCTATGTCAGATCCTGACACGGTAATCATAGGGCCTATAGATCCTGATAATCCTAGCGACATCTTTACAGGAGCTTATATAGGCGGAGGGCTGGTATCTCGCGTGAGTCAGATAGATATTAGAACCAAAGAGTACAACTTCTATGCCAAGACAGGTCGAAATGCCTATGTCTCTAAAGTTGATTTCATGGTTGACAAGACCGATGCAGGAGAGATCCAGGTTGATTTCTACGTGTCAACAGCAGTTACTCCATTGCTCCAAGACGCTGAAGGTAATGGCACTCTTTTAGGAACCGGCACGCTTGATACCTTCCCGTATACCTTCTTAAATTCAGAAGCTCCTATACCTTTTGAGGAGACAGCATCTCGAGTGTGGCATCCGGTCTATTTCCAGGCTGATGGAGAAGTTATTCAGCTACAGTTGATCCTTAATGATGATCAAATGAGAGATCCGGCCATAAGAGAAGCCGGTTTTGCCCTCCATGCGATGTGTATCTATGCTCAGCCAACCAGTTACAGATTCCAATAAGGAGGGTTTATGGCGTATATACCTGATCAGCAGATTAATACGGGTTCTTATGTTCCCACGACCAACGTCTGGGATATATCCCGTCTTTATGAAGTAGAAGTTGGGAGCCAGGAGTTTAAAGAGCTCTTAGTTCGCCTCTATCAGAACGTAAACAACATAGCCGTTGTGCTTAATACCAAGTGTACCGGTTACTACATTAACGAAGAATTTGTAAGCGGAAAGCTATTCTATAACCCATCTTCCAATGATCCCTTGAGGCTTCGTCCTGGCTTTATGAAGACTATAAACACAGGTGCTTTAGGTGCTGGTGTTACTGCCGTAAATCATGGTATAACGGTGACCAATACGTTCCACTGGATGTTTATTTCTGGTGCTGCTACCAACACGGGAACCCTGGTGGGCTATCCCATCACATTTGCAGGAGCGGCAGGGAATAACATTGAAGTGAGAGTGAGTGCTACGCAGGTAATCATAGATAATGCTTCAGGGGTTACTTTTACGGACTCCCAAGTAACCTTAGAATACGTAAAATTTTAAAAAGGAGATGAAATGGCAAGTTGGTCAGGAGGATTGCAAGGCGGGTTGGGCGGCGCGGGCACAGGTGCTGCCATTGGTAGTATGTTTGGTCCTGTGGGGACTGGGATTGGTGCAGGAGTGGGCGGACTTGCTGGTCTATTGGGCGGTCTGTTTAGTCCTGGTAAAAAGGGTGGTGTTCAGCAGGCTCCTCGTTTCAATCCTGCGCAACAACAAGCGTTGCAACTGCTGCTAGGCCAAGGTGCTCAAGGGCTGCAAAATCCCTATGCCGGGTTCGAAGACATTTCCAATTACGCAACCAGCCAATTCAACAAAAATATAGTCCCTTCCATTGCAGAAAGATTTACCGGTATGACCGGAGGCGCGCTTAGTTCTCCTGCGTTGTATTCGCAATTAGGACAAGCTGGAGCAGGATTGGCTGAATCCCTTGCGGGTATGAAGCAGCTTTACGGGCAGAAGAACCAGCAGAATGCGTTGGGGCTACTCGCATTAGGTCTCAGTCCATCCTTTGAGAACTACTACCAACAGTCTGAGCCAGGATTCGGTCAAAGATTATTAGGTACAGCGGCCCAAGCTGCTCCTTCTTTTTATCAGTCGTACCAATTAAGTAATGCGCTACAACAGTTGCAAAATAGGGGGTAACCATGCAAGTAATAAGCGATACTGGAGCAAGCGATAAGCTATGGGATTCCCTTGGTACTGGTTTGCAGCAGTTAGCCCAAAATAAGTTGGCTCAAGTTCAGAGGCAGTATGATGTACAATCAGAGCGTTCTGAGTACGCAAAAAGCATTGCTCCCTTTGTAGGTCCTGAAGCAGCTAAAATTGTAAGTAACCTTAATCCAGAAATGCGTCAATGGGCTCTTAATGATATTCCATCATTGATGAAGCTTGTAGGCCAACAAGGCGCTCCTCAACAGGGCGGTCTTCCTGCTTTGCAAGCTGGTCAACCGGCTCAAGAGCAAGCTCCAGAACAGGTTCAAGGATTAACGGGCGCAGACATTCTGGGGGGTGTATTGAATGATGCCTCTGTGTCTCCCCTTGTAAGACAGGCTCTGGCTAAGACGAAAGTCCAATTACCTAATATGCCTGCAGCTGCTATGGGCCAAGCTCCAGAAGGGGCTGCAGTTCCTCAAGAGGCTGGTCTAACTAATCAGTCGTTTCCTACAGAAAGAGCGCAACTGATTCAGAATATCCTTACTTCTCCTGAATCAAGAGAGAAGAAAGAGAAGATGGCGCTCGAGTTGAAGAAGATAAAGTCGAGAGAAGACCTTGCAGCTTGGAAGAATACGCTTCCTTATCGAGAAGAAACACAAAAGATAGAAGAGGCTTCTCGAGATGCGCTTCATGCTATAAAAGCGGCTAAGGAGATAGAAAAGTCTGGCAATTTCCCTTCTCAGCAATTCGCTTCCTTTCTAGAGGGTGCTGGTTGGCAAGATGTTCCTGGGTTCCTGTCAGGAGACGCAGAAGCTTACAACAAGATATTGGCCAACTTCCAAAAGGGGGCTAAGGATATTTATGGTGGGCGCATTACTAACTTTGAGATGGAACAATTCTTAAAGACTATACCCTCTCTTCAACATACCCCAGAAGGCAGAGCCAAGATTTGGGCTATGATGGAGCACTATTACCGAGGCGGAAAAGAACGAGGCAAGCTTGAACGGCAGATCATAAAGGAGAACGGCGGAGTTCCTCCACAAGATCTTCATGAGCGTGTTAATGAGCGCTTCAAGCCGATAGCAAAGGACTTATCGAAGAGATTCAAGAGAGATCTGCAAGAGGCTCAAAAGTTAGCCGAGTCCAATTCAAGACTGGGATCTGTTGCTGCTTATGGTGCAGGTAAAGTTGCTGGAGCCATACCGGCTGCATTAAAAGGTGCGGCTAAAGGAGCTCTTTCCGGCGCTGCTGCGGGAAGCTTTATTCCTGTACTGGGAACAGGTACTGGTGCTCTTATCGGTGGTGGTCTTGGTGCTTTAAGTGGTGGTCTTGGAGGCAGCGGCGGCTTAGGAGATATTCTTAAGCTCTTGCTTTAATATAAAATATTTCAGTGCTGCTAGTATTATGAACATTCCTGGTATTAGCAGCAACATTACCCCACGGCTGTGGGACTTATTGTCGCAATGCCATTGCTTGCACTCAGAGAATATACAGAGGGACTTGGTCACGGCTTGTCTTCCTTATCATACTTGGTCTCTTTGGCGATCCTTTCTTGAATAGCACGTGCCATCCATAGATTAATAGATATGTTTCTGCGAGCTGCCAGAATCTTCACTTGCTGATGTAATTCAGGGCTTACATCAAATGCCATCTGCTTACGTTTCTTCTTGATCTCCATGTTAGAAAGATAACAAAACAGTGCGACTTAGTCAAGAAGATTGTTTCCGTGAAGGCGACATGCTAAGTGTAGATAAAGATGTTTTATTCCTTAAAAGGAGAATGAGTATGCCTACACAAAAGAATCGTCGTAATACCATTTATGGATATCCCAACCCTCAAGCTGGCTTACAGCAAGAGCCTATTGTTCAGCAAAGGGCTCCTACATCAGCTGATAGTGCAGAATTAGGGACTATCTGGGTTGACCAAAGCGCACAAGACTTCTACATCCTTTGTGACTCTGGTGCTGGTGGCAATACCTGGACGGCAACTGCTGGTGGAGCAACAGTTCTCACTTCTCTTACTGTCAATCCTGGTGATATTGATGTTACCGCAGGAGACATTAACATCGACGCTGGCGACTTTAATATGGACGCAGCAAGCACAGCAACCTTAGGAAACTTAGTAGCTGGCGCTACCACGCTTACTTCTACTCTTGATGTTACCGGAAACACTCAAGTAGGTGGAACGTTTCACGTGGTTGGTAATGCTACCTTTGATGCAGACGTTGCGGTAACAGGAAACATAACAGTGTCTGGTGACTTCGATATAACCTCAGCTGCAGCTTTAAGCTTTACCACTACCTCAGACACAAACCCTGCTATTAGCTTCACCACTAATGGTGGAACTTCAGAAACCATAGTTTTAACCAACACCCAAGGTACTTCTACTTCAGCGATTAACTTGGTATCTACTGTTGGTGGCGTTACTGTTGCAGGTGGATTGGCAGGAGCAAATGCTCTTAACCTCGTAGCTGGCAATGCGGCAGGCGGTATAACGATGGGTGCTGGAACAAATGGTATCCTTATTGGCGCTATTGATGGCCCTATCAGTATTCTTTCAGGAACCGGAGCAATCGGAGTTGGTAACGATGCTACAGCTCATGCGATCACAATAGGTAACAATACTGGCGCTACAACTGTTGCCATCAACGGTGGAACGGCTGGAGCAGGTGCTATCAATATCGGAACAACAGCAAACGCTGTGCCTATTGTGATTGGTAACTTCACTGGTGCTACAGCTATTGATATTAACTCTGGATCTGGCGGTATTGGGCTCACAGCGCTAAACGCGGCAGTTCAAGTTACTTCTGGAACGGGCCAAATGGATATCGGTTCCGATGCAGCTGCCACCACCATCAATCTCGGTGTCGCGGCCGCAGTTAAGACCATTACTATAGGTTCAACAAATACAACTTCTTCAACTCAGGTTCAGTCTGGAACGGGCGGCGTAACGCTTCTTGCAACTAACGGAACGGTAGCAATCTCGTCTGGTACAGGCGTGATGAACATCTCTGCTGATGGTGCTGCGACCACAGTCAATATTGCAACCGCAAATGCTGCTAAAACATTGACAGTAGGTTCAACCAACGCTGGTTCAGCTACCACCTTACGTTCAGGTGCTGCAGGCCTCACTATCCTTTCTGGCACAGGTGCCATGAATATTTCTGCGGATGCTGCTGCAACTGCTGTAAATGTGGGAACCGGAGCTGCCGCAAAAACTGTCATCGTAGGTTCTACGACTGCTGGTTCTACATTGGCTCTTAATACTCCTGTAACTGTCGATGTTGTGGCTGCAAATGGTTTAAGCGTTACAGCAGCTGGTCGTGGATTGAGCTTGCCTGGTGGATTGTTGGTACTTGCTGGTGCGGGATCTCCTGACACAGCAGTTACAGCTCCTGCAGGTTCATTGTACCTGAGATCAGATCCAGCTGGCGCAACGTCTCGTGCGTACATCAATACTGATGGTGCGACAGCTTGGACTAATATTACTTGTGCAGCCTGATCATTAGGATTTTCTAACAATCGTGGTATCCTTTGTTCAAAAACTAGCAAGGGATGCCATGATTAAAGATAGACAATGCGAATTCTGTGGTAAGGAATTTCAAGTGAGAGATAAGAGACAAGTGGGAAGATTCTGTTCTTCTTTATGCAATAGGAAGGTTCTTCGAGAAAATCAGTTAAAGGCTCGAGAGCAATATCTTTTGAATGAGACTGAAGATCAGAAATCCAATTGGCTCAAGAAGCACTATGAAAAATTTGTTATAAGGGATGAAGGTAACTGTTGGGAATGGAGTGGAAGTAAGATTAATGGGTATGCCAATTTCAACCATCGTGGGAAAATTATGAAGGCTCATAGGGCAAGTTGGATTATTCATAACGGACCCATTCCGGACTCTATGTTTGTTCTTCATAAATGTGATGTTAGGCATTGTAGTAACCCCGATCACCTATTCTTAGGAACCCATACTGATAACATGCGTGATATGGCTAAAAAACATAGAACTGGTGTTAGATGTAAATTAACGTTAGAACAAGTTTATGAGATAAAAAATCTTCTATCGTTGGGGGTATCCATGACAAAATTGTCGAAGAAGTATGGAGTATCGGATGTCGCTATACACAATATAAAGAATGGCATCACATGGAAGAAGGCAATTTAGACTAGGCTTTCATTACTACTCGGCATGGCTCTCTGGTCTTAAAAGGATTGGAGAGCTATGCTTGGCCAAACAATAAAAAAGGAGATTCTATGGAAACCAAGCAGCACGTCACGCTCGAAGTTCAAAAGGGCGATTATATCTTCGTTTTTCACATGCCAGTAGGAGCAAGTTGGGGCAACGCAATAGATGCTTCATTTGATATCTTACAGCGACTTAATCAACTCGCAGCTCAATCTGCTGAGCAGTTAAAGCCGGCTGAACAGGAAGGGGTGTAGTATGGCACAAAATTCAGTTAAGCCATTACTTTTGGCATCCTTCAACTCAGCAGGTATGACCGGAAACTATCAAGTAGCTAATGGCTTAGGATTCGCTCATGCGCCATTTTTGGTGCGTATTATAAATGCAAGCAATGCGGCCGTTACTGTCAGCTTTAATGGTGTGGATGATCATGATTTCATCCCAGCAAATAGCGTCCTTGTGCTTCCTACTCAATCAGAGTCGCAACCTAAAGCGCAAGTTGCATTATTCCCTAAAAATACCAAGGTATTCTTAAAGGGAGCTGCAGGCGTAGGTATCATTTACGTAGCTGGCTACTTCGTATAAAAAGGAGAGAGAATGAGTAATTTAGCAAGTTCAATCCGCGTCAGGTTTGAACCATTACGAAGTATTGCCTTCGGCGGTATATCAGGAACCTATGCAGGCGTAGGAACCCCGTTTGCCAATCCCGTTCGTCTGATATGCATAGATAATGCTACAGATGAGAATGTCTTAATTTCTATAAACGGTGTCGATGATCATAGTTGGGTTGCTGCCAATGGGTTCAAGCTCTTTGACTACACTTCCAACAAGGGAGAAAAGGCGGGGCTTCTTGAGCAACCGCAAGGTGATCGCATCTATGTGAAAGCAGAAGGCTCAAATCCCACGTCAGGTAATGTATATGTAACCGTTATATATGCCTCACAGGTGTAAAGGAGTGCCATGTCACAATCGGGTATCTTAAATCGTGGCACCATTCCTCCCTTTACGGCTGTTGAGACGCTAACGGGAAACTCAGGAGGTCCGGTAGGACCCGATGGTGCTAATAATATTAATGTGGTTGGTACGGGAGTTATTACTGTCGTAGGCAACCCGGGAACTAACACTTTAACCATAACCCCATCCGGGGATATTGCTTCAAGCTTCATAACAAACCCAGCGACAGGAACGGCAACACCAGCGGCAGGAGTACTTACTTTTGCAGGTGCTGGAGGGGTTACTGTCACGGCAGGGGGCAGTACCGTGACAATTGACGGTGCGGCCATATCTGCAGGCACTATTACCGGCAACACCGGAGGCCCTCAAGGTCAGACGGCAGGCAACTGGAATATTGTTACTGCTAATAGCACCGTCGTGGTGGCAGGAGCCGCTTCAACCTTCACCATGGATTTTGGACTTCGTAATCTCTTTTTAGGGGTTACTCCTCCCTTAACTATAGGGGATGAAAACGTTGCAGTTGGGTTCTCGGCAGGACTTTCTATAACTTCGTCTATAGCAAACGTACTGGTTGGATTTAATGCTGGCACTAACCTAGTAGATGGAGATAGCAACGTTGCCATTGGTGATAATGCGCTCGCTTCCGCAAGTACGGGAAATAGCGAAAACGTAGCCGTCGGTGCCAATGCGCTATTAAATCTCACTACGAACACTACAGACAATACAGCAGTCGGCTTCAGCTGCTTGAACAATTTAGATACAGGAAGCAGTAATACTGCCCTTGGATTCGAGGCAGGAAATGCCTATAACGGTTCAGAGTCATTCAACATCGTTATAGGAAACTCAGGTCAGAATGGAGAGAGCGGCACTACAAGAATCGGTACCAATGGTAATCAGACTACTTGTTATATTGCGGGTATTGACGGAGTCGATGTTGGATCTGTTGCAACTGTGGTAACAGAAGCCGGAGACCAACTAGGAACAGCAGTTCTCACTGCAGGGACCGGCATTAGTATTACGCCTGGGGCTAATACAATTACCATTGATGCTACCACGGGCGGTGTCACCTCTATAACAGGTAATACTGGAGGTGCCCAAACTGGTGCTATCACTATAGTTACCTCTAATTCTACTCCGATATTTGCTGGCGCTGCAGGAACTCTCACACTCGATTTTGCGCTTACTGACAATCTCCTTTTGGGATCTTCTGGAGGGGCTATAACGACTGCCGATACGAACGTTGGTTATGGTAAATTAGCAGCGGCATCTCTCTCAACAGGAGATAGCAATGCGTTTATAGGCTACGAGTCTGGGGTTTCTTATACAACGGGGAATAACTCAACAGCGGTTGGCGCATTTTCTATGTTTAGTGCAGTAGCAGGTGCTTCCAACAACACTGCAATTGGCTATTCGAGCCTTTATAACTTGGCTGGCGCAGGAACAAATAACACGTGCCTAGGGCTTAACTCTGCAACTGCTTACACGACCACAGAGAGCAACAACATTGTCATTGGAAGTACGGGTGTTATTGCTGACAACAATAGAATTCGTATAGGAACCAACGGTACACACACCTCTTGCTTTATAACGGGTATAGATACGGTTAACGTTGGTTCAGTTGCAAAAGTAGTAACTATGGCAAGTGATCAATTGGGAACCGCTACCATAACTGCTGGAGCCGGTATAACGGTTACTCCAGGAGCCAACACTATTACTATCGCGTCTAGTGCAACTGCATTCACGTGGAGTGTTATTACTGTCAACCAGACAGCGGTAGTCAACAATGGCTACTTCTGTAACAAGGCAGGGACGCTCGCGCTCGCTCTCCCTGCAGCATCTGCAGTGGGAGACACCATCGTAGTGACCAATGAAAACACAGCTCTTGGCGTTCAATTTACCCAGGCTGCTGGTCAACAGATCTTGATAGCAAATACCAATACGACGCTAGGAGCGACAGGAACACTTACATCGTCAGCGGTTGGTGACACGTTACAAATTGTCTGCTTAACAGCAAACACCATCTGGAGAGTGACGTATATGGTAGGAAACTGGAGCGTAGTATAAGGAAAGCTTATGGCAACGATAAATAATTGGAATAATCAGATAGCAGGAGCAATTACTGCTATTACTTTAAATGCCGGTACCAATACCGTAGGCGTTTCAACAGATGCATCTACCACGACTGTGTCGCTGGCGACCGGAGCAGGCGTTAAAACGGTCACATTAGGCAGTACTAATAGCACGTCTACTACGAATCTTCAGGCAGGATCGGGAGGCATTAAGATTCCTGCTTTTGCAGAAGGGGCTCTTGTTACCAGTTCTTCCGGTGTAATATCAACCGTGACAGGAACAGCGGGATACGTGCTTACTGCCAATACAGCAGGAACGGCTCCTAGCTTTCAGGCTGCAAGTACGGGAACGGGAAACATGGTCCTTATCCAAAGTCAGAATGCAAGCTCTTCTTCTACGCTTGACTTTACGAGTGGGGTGACGGGCTATACCTATTACGTCATAGAGTTTCTAGCAGTCCTTCCAGCAACTGATAATACTGATCTTCAGATGCAGTATACCAAAGACGGTGGAAGCACTTGGGAAGCAGGAACTCAGTACGTTTACTTTCTAAGTAAGACGGTCTCAAGTGCGTCTACGTTTGCTGCAACTAATAGCACAGGAACCAGCCAATTTGTTCTGTCTTCAGGAACCAGTAATAGCTCAGCGTATGCGCTTTATGGTAGTGCTAATCTGTACGGATTTACTAATACTTCACGGCAGGCGACTTCAAGTATCGTGAGCGCTAACTCTTCTTTGGCTACCATGCAGGCTTTGGGTGCTATGCGATTTACCAGTACAACGGGAACGGTTAATGGAGTGCGTATTAAGTTCTCTTCTGGAAACATTGCTAGTGGCACTATTCGTCTGTTTGGCGTGTCATAAGGAGACAGCATGGCAACAATCAATAGCTGGAATAATCAGATAGCGGCTGCTATCACCCCTATCACGCTCAACTCAGGTACCAACGCCGTAAACATTTCCACTGATGCAGCAGCAACCACCGTGAATTTCGCTACGGGAGGCGGCGTCAAGACGGTCACTTTAGGCAGTACCAACTCGACTTCTACCACTAACTTGCAGGCAGGTTCTGGGGGTATAAAGATCCCTGCTTTTGCCGAAGGTGTACTCACCACGAGCTCATCAGGAGTAATATCCACCGTGACAGGAACTTCTACCTATGTTCTTACTGCAAATACGGCAGGAACAGCTCCGAGCTTCAAGGTGTTTGCTCCTGCAGGAGTGAAGACCTTGATACAGACGCAGACGGTTTCAGGGGCATCAACTGTTGACTTTACAACAGGTATTACAGGATATACTTACTACATCCTTGAAGCGCTCAACTATTCCATTAGTACCGCTAACCAGATACTGCGCATATTTCTGTCGAGCAATGCAGGATCATCTTGGACGAGTTATGGATCTGCGTATTTCCAACAGGCTAACCAGACTGGGGCAAGCACCTTTCGTGGCTCAGGAGGAAGTCTGGCCGGATCTAACGGTTTTGCATTACTGAATGGGTTCCAAGGAACGACCTCAGGCGGTATCGCGTACAGTTATGTGAAGCTCTTTGGGTTCGATTCATCATCGATTAATAAGCAGGCTATCCAGGTAGGCGTAGACGCATCCAACAACGCGGTTGATAGAGAGCAACTCTTACATGTTGCAGAAAGCACAACTACCACGGTCGTGAACGGGGTTAGATGCAACCCTACAACGGGAACCGTTACGGGAACCTTTAGATTATTTGGCGTCATGTAACAAAAAAAGGAGAAGTATGAGCAATAGACTAGGCGGAAAGCAAGGTACTGCCTATTTAGGAACCAATGCTAACCAGCCACCTAACACAACGTATAATAATAGACCACCAACACAGTATGACACGCAGAATGTCTCTATTGGTGACTTCTGGCTTGATAGCAGTGCGTCCGGGATAGCAAAGATCTGGTGCTTGGTTTCTCTTGCAGGAGATGCCATGTCAAAAGGTTCTCTTGCAGAATGGGTTCAGCTATCTGCTGGGGATCTTGAGACATTAACGGGAAATTCTGGTGGTGCTGTATTTCCTGATGGATCTGGTAACATAAACGTTGTCGGCGATGGATCAACCATAGATATAGTGGGCAATCCGGGAACTAATACTCTGACAGTTGCTGTTGTAGGAACCGGCGTCCTGTCTTCTTTGACTGGGAATACGGGTGGTCCTGTGTTTCCTACAGCTGGCAATACCAATATAGTGGGCTCAGGCGGTATTACCGTTACTGGTAACCCAGGAACCAGCACTCTCACCATTTCTTCCTCTAATGAAGTCTCTTGGAGCACCATTGTTGCTGATCAAACAGCGGCCGTAGATAACGGTTATTTCTGTAATAAGGCCGGTACTTTGTTATTGGCTCTTCCTGCTGTTTCAGTAGAAGGAGACATTATAGAAGTTGCTAACGAAAACACTGCTTTGGGTATCCAGTTCACACAGGCTGCAGGCCAACAAATTCTTCTTGGGAACTCGTCAACCACCTTGGGTGCTGCTGGGACGTTAACGTCTTCAGATGTTGGCGACACGTTGAAAATTGTGTGCAAGGTAGCCAATACCATATGGCGGGTAACAAGTGTGGTTGGAAACTGGAGCATTGTATAAAGGAATACCATGTCAACAAATAATGGATGGAATAATCAGATACTTGCTGCCAATAGCGCTATTACCTTAAACTCTGGCACCAACGCAGTCAATGTATCTACAGACGCGTTTGCTGCCACGGTGGATGTCTCAACCGGAGCAGGAAATAAATCGCTCACTTTAGGGAGCACCAATACCACCTCAACGACAAATATTCAATCGGGGTCAGGTGGCATTAATATCCCTCAGTTTATAGAAGGTGCTCTTATTACAGATTCCTCGGGAGAAGTAACTTCGGTTACGGGTACCGCAGGATACGTATTAACAGCTGATGTGGCAGGAACGCCTCCTAGTTTCCAGCCAGCGAGCGGCGGAGGAGCTGGAAGCCGAGTGCTTATACAAAGTCAGGATGCGACCAACGATGCAACTATAGATTTCACCAGTGGTATAACAGGATACACCTATTATGAGCTTGAGTTCTTAGGAGTGGTTCCTGTTACCGATAATACTGATCTTCAGTTGCAGATCTCCACTGATGGAGGCATGACCTGGATAGCAGGAACAAACTATAGGTATTTCACTACTAATACTGACTCGGGAGCAAACACGTTCAGTGCTGTGGTTGCGGGTGCTGGAGGAACGAGTCAGTATGTATTCGCTCCTGGTACAAGCAATGATGCTACCTATGGGATTAATGGTATAGCGCAGATTTTTTCTATGACGAGCAACCCTCAAATTACCTCGAGCTTGTCATCGACGGAGAGCACTACCTTGGATGCAATGCAATGTCTGTCTGCTGGAAGATGTTTTTCTAGTGGTAGTGCTGTTGATGCGCTTCGCCTCCTGTTCTCATCGGGCAATATATCAGTCGGAACATTCAGGCTCTTTGGCATTATATAAGGGGACAGGATGCCTACTAATAATAACTGGGATAACCAGATAGCGGCTGCCAATAGTCCCATCACTTTAAACTCAGGAACCCACGGGGTTAATATATCCACTGATGCTGCTGCTACGGTAGTCTCTATAGCAACTGGCGCTGGCAACAAGACCTTAACGTTAGGCAGCACGAATACAACTTCTACGACAACTATTCAGTCAGGGTCTGGGGGTATCAACATTCCTCAGTTTTCAGAAGGTGCTCTAGTAACCGATTCTGCGGGGGGAGTATCATCTGTTACAGGGAATGTAGGCTATGTGTTGACTGCTAATGGTGCAGGCGTAGCGCCAAGCTTTCAGCCTCAAGGATCTGGTTCTAAAACACTCATACAGACGCAGACGGTATCGGGAGTCACGCATGTTGACTTTGTAACGGGAGTGACTGGATATACCTACTATGTCCTGGAATGCTTGAGGTATTCTTTCGATGCAAATAGCAACCAAGCTCTTCGTTTGGGATACAGTAGCAATGCAGGAGCGAGCTGGAACACGTATACATACAATCAGTTTATACAGTCTAATGAGTCTGATTTTGCAGTATTTCGGGCCTTAGGAACCAATGCTCTTGCTAACGTTGGGCAACTCATCAATGGGTTCCAGGGTACAATCCTTGCTGCTACCGGGTATGGAATTGTAAAGCTATACGGTTTTGCTTCTGGATCTATGGTAAAGCAGACAACATTTTCTGGTACCGATCTGTCTAATGATGCTATAAATAGAGAACAGTTGTTAGGAGTTACAAGTAGTCTCGAAACGACAGTGGTTAATGGTATACGAATATCTCAAGACATATCGGTTCCAACGCTTCTGTTCAGTGGAACATTCAGGCTTTTTGGTGTAGTGTAACTATCAGAAAGGGAAAAATATGGAATTATGGATGATATCGCTTATCGGAATATCGCTTGGAATCTTCTTGTTTGTGGGGTATAGGTTATTCTTCCCACCAGTAGAAAAATAGATCATTACTTCTCTTCTTGTTCGTGTCTGTTCTTGTGGTTGCCCTCTAGTATAAAAGCTAGAGGGTTTTTGCTATACTCTACGAACGCTTACGATTCTCTCTACTTCTTCTTGTATCTTGTCGTCAGTCTCAGAAGAGAATATGCCGACCTTCTCCCAACAAGGAACCGAATCATCTTCACTTAGTTGAACGTAGATCTCAAACGTGTCGCCCATGGTCTTGACGCACTTGCAGATAGTTCCAAAAGGTGACTGATCATATTTCGAGGGTTCCCCCGTTCTGATAAGCATATTCTCCAGCATTATTATTTCCTTAGGTATTCTTCCTGGGTTTTTCTAATGCGCAGGATACGGGATCTTGCTATGTGATACTCGCTTGCTGGTAAGTCTGCCAAGGTGGTTATGCCGTATGTCTCCATAATATCCTTGGCTACTTTCTCATAGCCATCAAGAACAATAAGAAGCTCCTGATACTGCGTTTTATCGATCACTGCTTGTCTGTCTATCTCCTCCTTCTTAGGTGCGTCTGGCTTTCTCAGCTCAGATATCAAAAGTTGCTCAGCTAGTATTTCACCATTGTCGTCAAAAGCAATAGGGTCATTGTCCGAGGGCGCTATGCCTAAGAGCATCAAAGCATGCAGCCGCTTGTGTATCTCATAGATATTAGCCGTCTGACGCTCAGTCTTTCCAGGAACGACGCGAGCGCATGAAGCAATATACTGCCCCGACTCATGACCAATGGTCGTCTTTAAGAGCGCAGCACCCGATCCTTCATCTTGAAGCTCTATGAATTGGAAGAACGCTAAGCCGTTTGCCGACAACGATTCTCTCGTGGCGAGTGTGATTGCCTGAAGGTTAGCAAACTTGCCTCCTGGGGCATCCTGGTTGGCCACTAAAGGTTTATAGCCGCCTTGTGCTTTAGCGAACGCGCCCATTATCTGATCGATCTCTGCAGACCGATACACATTTGCTTCCATTATATCTCCTTAAGGTCGTGACGATCTGTCACAGACTTGAACCCGTGACAAATCATCACGCTTTGACCTGCTCATCCTGTCTTGCTCCAGCCTTCTTAATGACCTCAATAAAGTCATTATAGGCATTGACTGCGTTAGACACATACTGGTGCCGTGTGGCAATGAAGTGATACGCAGGGTATAGACATGCAAACTTGTCTTGGATCTCTTTAAGAAGACGGTTAACTTCATCAAGATTGGTGTCACTTAGTGGTTTCCCCCTATGCTTATCGAGCTCCTTATGCAGATCGGAGTACTCGTTATACACGCGGTTCATCTCGGTGTCCAACTCATTGGTGAGCTTCTGTATCAGTTCCATACGACTTCCTTTTTAAAAGTGCTTGGTTACTATTCCCGAGCAATATCATAGTAAAATAGGCAATAATGTCAACTCTATTTACTTTATATATATCGGACATATACTATATATAGACAGTTAGAGTTCCTCCCAATAGAAGGTAAAGCTATGGATGTTGTTGAGTATTTAAAAAGGGCGGAAGAGATTCGAAAGCGAGAGTTATGGTCAAGGACGGATTTATGCAATGAGCTCGGTATATCCTATAACACGCTAGTCAGGATAGAGCGCATGCCTCTTGTTTGTGCGTTAAAGACCAAGAAGAAGATAAAGAAGCTTGTTGAAAAATGGGAGTCTAAATACATGGATCAAGATTGTCGAGCGAATGACTATATTGATCGAGAAAAAGAGGGTTGGTTAGAGCAAGGAGAGGCCGATGAGTAATCCATCAATGTCAGAAGACATAAGAGCATTAGCTGCAGCGTTCCTATTGGCCAAGCAAGAGTTTAACGTTACCGGAAGAAGCGGAAAAGCCGATCGCTATAAGTATGCCAAGATAGAGGACATCTATCATGCTGTTGAAGATTCTCTTGCCAAGAATAATATTATTATATGGCACTTCGCTCGCCCAGAAGGTGGCGTAGAATATCTTTATACGAGACTTATTCATACGTTGACGGGTCAATATCTAGAAGATTGCCGTATGTTGGAGGCTGAGAAGCCTGGTAACCAGGCAAAGGGTTCTGCTAATACCTACATGAGGCGATACGCTCTCTTATCTCTTTGTGCAATCCCTACTGAGGATGATGATTGTGAGCCCGAACAGAAGTATCTCAATGAGCCGTACATCAGCTCAGAGCAACTGATATTCTTGCAGAAAGAGATAAAGGCTTCAGCGAATGGGTCTAAGATGTACAAGGATATCTTGGGTTACAATAAAGTATCTGATCTTGCCTACTTAAAAGTTTCGTCGTTCGAGTCAGTTAAGTCATACATCATGAAGAACAAGGAGTAATATGGCAAAGAATTGCAAGGATTGTACGTTGCATCCCTTTTGGATAAAGGTTCAAGAGAAAGACTTAACTGCGTCATTCGCTACTACGTGGGACCCTAAGAAGGACATCTCTTACATATGCGAAGAGCACGAGGGAGAGGAAGGATTTAATCTCTCAGATTGGTTCTATTCAACGGTCAAAAAGATGAGGGATATGGAGAAGGCCGGCGAGCTCTTCGTTCTCGACATTCGGGCCTACCCGCATGATAAGTTCCATTATTGCGAGAAGGATAGGGTGCAGGATTATAAATCTTCAGAATGCACAGAACAGTGTGAGGACCAGTAATATGCAGTCTATCTCTATTGCTCAGCTAAGACCAGAGAAGTTCAAGGAGATGCTTGATCATCCTGATAGCTATCCTCTGTTCTCTTCTATGTACAAGTTCATGAAAGAAGATAAGTCCTACCGAGAATGGCTCGAGAGTATCCCTTTTGAGGTGCTGCGGGAATACATGGAGCATCCGGTATTCGAAGACAAGAATGTGACTATCGACAAGGATTTGGTGTCCACTATAGTCATGCTTCATTCTATTGGCAAAGAGAATGACTCCCTTACCCCCGAAGAGATATGTGACAAAACAGAGAAGTTTCAGAATCTCATGGTGTGCTTGTTCATTAACAAGTCGCTAGAGGTGAAGGTCGGGTTGAAGATGGATGCATTTATCCTGGACCTAAAAGGATGGGATGCGTTTCTTGATGTAGGTATCATGAAGAACCCAGCGATAAAATTCACGAACTCAAGTAACAAGAAGGATAAGAAGTGAGAAAGCTAAGACTTTTGTTAGTAATCCCTATAGCTCTCTGGTTACCAGGATGTTATCCCAAGCAGTTATGCAAGGAGCGAACAGCTCGACACAAGGCAGAGTTGGAGTTGTTGAAGCAGAAGGCGAGAGTTTATAAAAAGATTGCGGATAAGACATAAAAAGAAAAGGGCACTCTAGCGTACCCTTATTGCTCTTGCTTGCTACCAAAATTCTATAAACTACTTGCATAATTTATCGAATCTTGAAATACTCTACGTTAATTTTAGTCACATTATTAGAACTAATACTTACCAGGTCCTAGGTTCTAACAACGTTTAGGAAAACGACATGCTCATGATCATCAATAACCAAAGGAGCAGGAGTCATTTATGCTTCTAGGTTACCAGACTAACTCTCTTTTGCAAGCTTTTCCTAACACAACAATCACGGTAATAAGGGCTTTTCTGCTCATACACGCCAACCTGAATAAGGTGCTCACGCGTAAGTACATGGCCTCAGTTTTGGGTGTCAGTGAACGATCGGTCACCGATCTTACTAATGAGCTTGTCCGTCTGAAGCTTATCACTAAGACAAGAAAAATTGGGTACTGGAATCCCGTTAATAAGTTCGAGATAACTATGCTTGGTAAGTTATGGTTGCCTGCCTTTAAGAATCGTTATAAAGTTCTGACCGGTGTTTTCAAGAGAGCATTGCTGTCCATCAAGTTGCTATTATCCCTGTCTCTCACTGACTTCACCCTATTAAGAGAAGATTATATATATAACCCTCTCGTTAAGAGAGAGTTACTAACACGTGCGCGCGCGAGGAAGGAGAAAGCGACTATGCTCATCGATAGTAAAGAGATGTCGGCAGCACAAGAATTGCTCAGTCTGTCCAAGTGGGGTGTCATCAGACTCAGTGCTTATCCACCTGCGGCTATTGCTCATGCAAGTACTGTGTTTAGAGCTAACAAAAACAAAAAAGATGACCCTATCAAGTGGTATTTTGGTATCTGTGAGAAGTGGTGTAGAGATAATAATACAGAGCCTGCTCTTGTAGAAGCGAAGAAATATGCTGATCAGCACGGAATGCCTCAGAATCCTCAGTGGACCCAGTCACGCAAGCCCATAGAGATTCCTGGTGCTTCCCCTAAGAAGCCAAGTATTGCCATTAAAGAGAAGCGACAGCTTATGACCGAAGAAGAGTTAAGAGCAGACAGGAAGAGGCTTGTAGAAAAATACAAGGGGAGCGCGAATATTGATCCTAATCTGCGTATACTTATAGAGGGATTTGAGAAGGACATACAATCATTTTACGGGCAACAGACATGAGCAACTTGCAAGACGATTTTTTCCCAGTATCGGCATACTTTATAGGCGATATACCAGCAGAAAAAAGAGATGCCGCTTCTAAGGCATTAGACAAACTTATATGGATTGAAGTGCTTCCCTCGGGCGGTCCTATTGAAGATATGCAGAAGTGTGAGGTAGGAGGAGGTCCAGTAATCGATGCTTCTATAGAGGAGAAGTTTCTGTATCTGATGGAAGTGTTTAAAGATGACCACGACATGTTCTGTCGATGTGTACTTATGCTTATAAAGGTTTATCAGCACTTAAAGTCAAACTATCCAGAGTTTAGATTCCCTCTCAACTTTATCGATTCTGACTATATTGCACATGTTGCTGAAGTATTTGGGGCAGTAAGCGATCGGTTGGCTAAAAAGGCGTATCAGGAGGCCTTGAAGGAATTCTTTAAGGAGTTGGTAGAAGAATGGCCGTGGGGGAATAAAAATAGGCCCCACCAGATGGAGTAATACTTATAGGAGACAGTAATGAGAAGCAAGTCCTACAGTATCAAGATAAGTCCCATAGCATGGAAGCGGGCTCATAGGAACAGTAATCGTACTATGGACCACGATGATAAAGAGAAGCTCTATTTCACCCTCCACCTTGAGAACCAGCACAATGAAGAGCCAGTGTTCACCAAAGGTGTGAGTGTCCAGGCTATTTTCTATATGCCTATACCCAAGTCCCTTAAAGATAGAGTTCCTTCATTACACCATGCAACATCTCCCGACTTAGAGGACCTTAATAAGTTTCTCTTAGAGCATTTGCGTGGTGTAGTGATAAAAGAACCACGTCTTATATGTTCCCTGACATCGAAAAAGGTGTATGATAAGGACCCAAGAACGGAATTTGTCATTACAGAGGTAGAGTAGTATGGCAAAAAAAACAGAAGTAAAATTCAGTCAGGCTAGCGTGGATGATGGACTATTGTCTAATACGCGTTCATGGCAAGATCAGATAGATCCGCATATCTTAGCACTGTCCCCAGGAAAAGATGAATGGCGCCAGCGCCTTATTAGGACTATGTACGCGTGGTCTGATAGATCGACTTCGCTTGAGATACTTCAATTCTGCATGGAGTATAAGATCCCTCGCACAACTTTGTACCAATGGTCTGAAAAGTATCCGGATATAAAGCATGCTTATGAGAATATGAAGCTCAACATAGCATGCCATAGACGCGTCGGTACTATGAACAAGAAGCTAGATGGTGCATACGCTTACAAAGATATGCATAAGTATGACTCTGAATGGTCAAGTGTTGATAAGTATCATGCTGACTTGAAGAGAGATGAAGAGAAGCAGCCAACCACATTTGTGCTGACTGAGTGGAAACCCAAGGTAAAGTCCCAAGAAGAGATGCAACAGGAGAGCGAGACCAACTTATGATGATTGATATAGAGGACGTTGCAGCAAGAAGGCAGCTGATAGAGACTATCACGCAGTGGGCTCAGAAGGATACCTCAGTTCGTCTTAATGATCTGAGTGAGTACTTGAAGATGCCTCGTCACATCTTTCTGGAGTGGGTAAAGAAATACCCTGATCTTTATGACGCTTACTACCAGATCAAGATGATAACTGCCAAGCGTAGGAAGATAAAGACAAGAGAAGGTCGAGAACTTATTGTGGTTCCACGAGGAAAGAGAGTAGACAGTGTTAGCAGCTTTTAGGAGTAGATTGATGTTGTTCCACTACGGCAACTGTAAGCGAGAGATAAAGGACCTAGAGGGTCAACTGGTTACTGCTATGAGACAGATTCAAGAAGGCAGAGCTATGTATGACTATCAAGTTGGCATTCTAGAGCGTGAGCTTGGTGCTCGTAAATGTGTTGCAGAGACCATGGAGAAAGAGATTGCTAGTCTTAATGAGATTATTAGCAAGAAGGACGATGAGCTAAAGGCTTTGCGAGCAGTTGCCGACAGGAAAGAGACAACTGAACTGCCGACAGATCGTAGACAGAAGAAGGGGAAGAAGTGAAGAAACTCCTATTATTCCTCTTTGCTACTTCTTGTAGCGCCTCGGAGACCATAACTCTGGTGAGCGCTTATAGCTCCATGTCCAGCACCCGCCAAAAGCATGAGATTATGCTGAGCAATGGAACCTTTATTACGATAAAGAATTCCCTGATAGATATCTCAGATGTAGTTGTGACGGTTTGCCAAAAGCCTACCAATCTTCCCGTTGAGGAAGAGAAGTCTGCTGTTGTAGGAGAGAAAAGAAGGCGTCTGAGGTCGCAATCTAGGGAAGCGAGTCCATTGGCACGACCTGGCGAGTTACGTTCAAGATCTTGGAGGTAAGTGATGTACGAAGCATTATTAAAAACATTAGAGTCCTTCCCTCCATTTTTAACCACTAACGATCTAATTACCATAGGTATCTATGCTAGTGCGGATGTAGCCTTTAGGACTAGGAAGTTTGGAAAAGGCCCTGATTACGTGAAGATGAACAGACTGATTCTCTATCCTAAGGCGAGCCTTATAGAATATCTCGCTCGTCATATGAAGAAAGGTAGTAATGACTGATCACTTAGAGCAGCAGTTGGTCAATGAACTTCGTGAAGTTCTCAAACCAATCAACGAGAAGTACAAAGACTTTTTCCATATTCAACTCATTACCCTTTGTGATATGAAGGACATGAAGTGTGAGGAATGCCAGAACTCAGAGACTGGCCAGCAATGTAAGCGATGTGTTATAGGATTCCAGGAATTGGGGAAGTAGTATGTCGTTATTCCTTAGCGAGATGGGCAAAGCTATCAAGCTTATCCAGGAAGAGTCTGATCTATTCGATAAGATCATTGAGGGTGTGGAGGATGAGTTTCATAAGGTAGGCCGTAGCCTTTCAGGGAAGAAGATAGAGTATGAGCAGTTTAAGAAGAAGCATGAGCTGTTCATTGGTGAACGATTCCTAGATTACCTACAGTTCCGGTTGAAAGAGACCCAAGACAAGGTAGATGAGATCATCAAGCTTCGACTTCAGTTGGAAGAGGTTATGAAAGAGCTTAAGAGCGGTATAAGTGTGGAAATAGAGTATGTTCCGGCGTCACAACAAGCAGAGGGTTAAAAATGAAAAATCTAGTATTGTCAGCGTTATTATCTTTTGGTTTTATGCATGCTGTTCCTGTTGAGGAGCTTCTTGATAGGGCGCATATCGAAGATGCTCGCCAACGCATGTATCTTTCATACTTGTGCCATCTTATGGAGAAGTTGAGTGTAGAAGACAGAACTATTATCAACATTTTTCTAGATTCGATTAACGATGAAGAAGAAGCATCGAGCAACGATTCTGATATGTGCTATGAGTGTGCTTCACTCAAGAAAAGTGAGTAAGTAATTTTGCGGAATTCCGCGGAATAGTACGGAAAGGTTGACATGACAATATGCGCATGCTTTCTGGAGCAAGTAAAGGACGCGATACCTTTCAATGAAGCTATAAGGTATTACTTACGAGTTCCTATTACAGAAAAAGTTACAAGGAGCAGGCTCTATAGAGCAGAATGTCCATGGTGTGACCTTGGACCTATGCTTATAAACCCAGTTAAAAAAGTGGGTTGGTGTCCTGATTGTGGTAATGGAGGTGACGTATTTACGATATTGTGTGCAGCAGAAAAGTTCTCTCTATTTGAACTTCTACCGTGCGTTATCGATAGGTACGACATAAAAGGAGAGTCGTGTAAAGATGAGTGTAGAAGTACAGGTGGCGCTGGATAAGTTCTGTCTTCGTTGGTACCAGGAGGAGATCTGGGATACTATCGATCAGGGGCTGTCTAAGCGTGTGCTATATATTGCAAGTCGACGAGCTGGCAAAGATATCCTTTTCTGGAATCTTGCTATTCGTCAGTGTCTCAAACGTACATGCCTTGTGTTTTACGTATTGCCTACGTATTCACAGGGCCGTCGTTGTATTTGGGATGCTATTGCAATAGACGGAACTAAGTTTCTGGACTTCATCCCTAAGATGCTCATTGATGGGACACCGAACCAAGCTGAAATGAAGGTGCGGTTCAAGAATGGTTCCATCTTGCAGATCATCGGTGGAGATACATACGATACATCCCTTGTAGGAACCAACCCATACGCAGTTATCCTTTCAGAGTATAGTCTCATGCCACCAGACATTTTCTCCATGATACGGCCAATTTTGGCTGCTAACGGAGGATGGTGTGGTGTTGTGGGAACCCCTCGTGGTAAGAACCATATGTGGCAGATGTGGAAGACGGTTCAAGAGCTGCCTGAATGGAAAGTCTTTATTCATAAAGCATCGACCATACACCACATAGATGACGAAGTTCTTTCTCAAGAGCGTGCTCAGATGGATGAGGGTTTATACCTTCAGGAGTATGAGTGTTCGTTCGAGCGCGGGATTCAGGGTTCTTGGTACGGTACTAACCTTGATGCGTTAAAGCTGAAAGGGCAGATTGGTCACGTTCCGTGGGAACCTGGATTGTTGACCTATACGGCCTGGGATATCGGTGTCAACGATGCGACTTCAATAATATTCTTCAACGTCGTGGGAGATGGCTCTGTTGTGAGGATAATCGACTGTTATTCCAATAATAACCTGGGGTTAGAGCATTATGTCAACATAGTGAAGTCGAAGCCTTATGTTTATGGAAAGCACTTCGCTCCTCATGATATTAAAGTAAGAGAATGGGGCGGTGGCGCTATTACTCGTTATGAGAAAGCTAGGCAGATGGACTTTCTGTTTACCATTCTGGACCAGATTGGCGTTATAGAAGGGATTGAGAATGTATGGACGCACTTTCCTAAGTTCTGGATTGACGCTGAGAAGTGTAGATCACTTATCAATGCTTTAGAGAACTATAGGAAAGAATGGGATGACAAGCGTCAGATGTATCTTCCCAAGCCGGTCAAGTCTTGGGCTAACCACTATGCCGATGCCTTGAGGTACTTATGTATGTCGCTGCACAAGGCAAAGAAGGGGCGTGGCCCAGAGGATTTTGATAGGGCTAAGGCTCAGGCATTGTATGGTAGTAATCAGGCGGACTTGCCACGGTTCTTCCGGGATGATCCTCGGTATGACCGTATTCGATAAAAATGGAGAGAGTATAAGAAGCAGCGTTAGTTATTGCAATAATCTTCATCACACGGAGTTTTCAATGGCAAGACAGATAGAAAAGTCACAGAACATAGCGCAGTCAATCAAGAACCGCATATCAGGCTTGAAGTTCACGCCTCATATGTCTCCTGAATGTCCTTCCCTTGTAGGATTCATAGCATTCTACTGTGACTACACTGGATTTGAATATGGAAGCATCGGTATGCACACCGATGGTAAAGAGTTCTGGGTTAGATGGCCTTATACAAAGAAGGACTTTTTCTCTATCGCACCTCGATTAGACGAAGTAAAAAGAGCTTATACAGAAGTCTTTTTAGAAGTGATGGACGAGGCTCGAGCGAAATCCCGACCAGCAGTTAATGAGCAGCCAGTTATGGTTAAGGATAAGATTACCGTGACTCGTGAGGAACCAAAGGGCTGTACTACTTGCCCATGTGCCGCTGCAAAGCGTAAGTAGTAGTTGAAGCAAGGAGAGTAGTAATGAGAAAAATGTTTTTAAATATCCCTCTTAGATGCTAGAGTGTGATCTCGTATAAGGGAGAGTAAAAAAGGGGAATAATTATGTTGATGCGGCAACCTGAATATTTAACCGATAGTTTCGGAGCGATCAAGAAGAAGATAGACTCCGACTATTCTGCCAACCAAGCTATCTGGCAGGTGTATTGGACAGAAGCAACCATAGATACTCGTCTTGAAGCTGGCGATACTGCCTTGATGGCAGACCTCAACCAAGCTTTGCCGAATAATAACCGAGGATCCTGGTACTTCAACCGTGTTCGTCCTCTATGCAACATGATATCGGGATACCAACGCCGCAATCGTAAATCAACAATAGTTATCCCATTAGAGAATGGCGACCAGAAGACCGCCGATCAGTGGACCAAGGCGATACTGAACGTATATAAGCGTGAAGGTGTCTATGAAACTATCTCAGAAGCATTCCATCAAGGTGCTTGCATAGCAGGTATGAACCTCTTGCATGTCTACCTAGACTACCGTAATGACCCTGTTTCAGGTGATATCAAAGTAGATAACTGTAGCTACAATAGCTTCTTCATCGACCCTTACTTTAGAAAGCCCGATCTGTCCGACTGTGCATTCGTATGGCGTCGATCCTATTTGTCACACAGTGCAGCAGCTGCCTTAATGCCCGATAAATACGATGAGATTATGTCTCTTGAAGGCAACCCAACAGGAACCGGTCGAGACGGTAGATTCCAATACATGCCCGAAAGTTACGGACAGACGCAACAGAACAGATTAGCTTACGATGAATATTACTATCGCGATTATCGTAAGCAGAAGTTGCTCATAGACAAGAATACAGGTGAGACTTTTGAGATAACCAATCAGAGTGACTTGGATATCAAGACCTTTTTGGCTCATTATCCTGAGATCACGATGATTGAGCAGGATGTTCCGACCGTTCGTCTTGCCATTATGATACAAGATAAAGTCTTTTATGACGGGCAAAACCCGATGAATATCGACACCTACCCCTTTGTTCCGGTGCTCGGTTATTACAATCCGATGATGCCATATTTTTATAGTAGAATTCAGGGCGTCTGTAGATCGCTAAGAGATCCTCAAATACTTTTCAATCGAAGGGTCATTCTTTCCGCAGACGCTGCAGAATC